GATTTTCGGTCGCCGGGTCCGCCAGGCCAGACTTGAGAAGGTTCCGAACCAGGCCCAGCAGCTTACTGCGTTCCAGTGGGGCCTGACCCCGCAGCTTCTCAATGCCATCGAGAACGGCCATCGGCTGCCCCGGCTGGAGACAGCGAAGAAGATTGCGGATAATCTTGGCATTCCGCTCGACACTCTGACGGAAGGTTTGAAGGGTGGTTCTAACGAGGAGTAGCTGATGAGAAGAAACAGGCTGAACGAATTGTGGACAACCCTACCTCGGAGGTTGATTTCCGAAGCCACCTTCTCCAGGGTATTGCGTCATGTCGCCCACGACCAGGGCTTCGCCCTTGTGACGGCCTACAAGACCATGGCCGACCGGTCGAAGGGCGAACAGGGCAAGGACTGGCGGACGAACGCCGAGAACGCCCAGGCCAACATGGAACTCAGCCGCTACCTGACCAAGGTACTCGGCAAGAGTGTGATCGGCGTCGGTGGTGGCTGGACTCCGACTGATCCCGATACAGGTAAGCCCCTGGGCGAACCGGCAGTTCCGGAGCCTAGTTTCTTCGTCATCGACATCAGCCGAGCCGAGGCTAAGGACTTGGCCAGGTACGCCAGGGAGAAGTTCAATCAGTGGAGCATCATCTGGGGATCGGTCGAGGATGGTATCTGGGAGTTTGAGGGGGGTGGTGGCGAGAAGTTCAAGGGTCGGGCCTTTGACGATGCGGGCCACCTGGCCCATCCAGAGAAGATTCTCGGTGCCTGGTCAACCGCCAGGGGGCGATCCTTTGCCTTCACCGACCAGGGAAAGATCAGCCTGAACCGGCTGAAGGTCCTTCCTGGATTCGAAAAGATGCCGACCGAGGGCGTCCTGGAGTATTACATGGCATACGTGCCGACCGGCATGATGGAGACGATGTCTTGGTACGAGGAGTTGGAACGTCTCCACAAGGTAAACATGGTCGAAGAGCAGATCGACGAATTGCTGTAGCGTGAGCCAGTGTGAACCAAGAAAGATGCTTGAGCATTAAAACTGAGTTGAACCACACCATGGGATGGATCAACAGACAACGAGTGAACCAAGACAGACGGTAGAACAGCCATTTCGTGTGAAGCCCAGGTCATCAAGACCTGGGCTTTTTTCACCCCTCCACTTTTTCTCCCCCGTTTAAGCATCTCATCCGACTGCTCGGTATATTCCCATGACGACTTAGCCCGAGCGGTGGAGAAGAGATGGATAATTTTCAGAATAACGGCCAGCCGCAAGAGACGCCGGGAATCATCCTTGATCAACTTATGCGGAAGATGGCCGCCTTGCAACTGAATGATTACTTCCTCGGCAGTGCTATCAGCTACCCGAAGAACGAAGTCCATGTCTATTTCTCCGACCGAACACCAAAAGAGTCACTGGAGCAACTGCGAGACGCTCTCCAGTCCACACTCTTCCGGGCGAAGATCGAAGAGACTGAAAATGAGGGGGCCTCCTGGCTGCTCAAGGCAACTATGGCCCAAGACTCAGAACATCCGACCGAGGTGCCGATTGACGGCAACGTCCAGTTCGACGTGAATCTCAGCGGCAAAGTTGATGTGAGCTAAAAGGACAAAACATGTCAGTGAAGATCAAATGTGAGTCGTGTGGCAAGTCCCAGGAGTTTGGTGCCTACCGCCTTCTGGAGAAGGCTATCCTGGTCTGCCCTAATTGCTCTGCCGAGTTCTCGCTGACGGCCAACCTCTCCCGTCTACCAGGCGGAGGCGAGCAGGGCGGAGAAGAGCCTAGCGAACCGAGTGCTCCTGGCGATTATCTGGATGATCTTGATTTCGGGTTCCCCGGAGACGAAGAAGGTGATGGTGGCGGAGAAGGGGAAGGTGGGGGCGGTGAACTAGACGATCTCTTTGGTGACGAAGACGAAGACGATGAAGACGAAGACGATGATGACGATGAAGAGGAAGAGCCGGAAGAGTCCCGCCGGACCAAGGCGAATGTCCTCTGTTGCTCCCGTTGCCGTCGGTCTTGGCTGGCTACAGTCACTGAATCCAAGGACTGCCCGAAGTGCGGCAAGCAGGACAAAGTGTCAGAGGCGAAGGTCGGACTGACTGAGCGGGTCAGCCTGGCGATTCAGGCTGTCGAAAATGGCCTGCCGGTCAAGCAGGTGGTGGGCCGTCTGATCGGCCGCAAGTAACTCCAACGAACTCTGGAGATAGTCATGATTGAACGCAGGCATCTTGAAGTCAACGACTCACAGGTTATCGGCAACACGCCGGTTGAGACGCAGGGCATGGCCGTGTTCGTCCAGAACCACTGTGATGTTGAAGTCCGTATATCATTCCTCGGCAGTTCCGACGGGGAGGCCTACGCGGCGATCAGCAGTTCTCGGGCCGGTGCCGCTGCGGCGGAGACGCACCTGGTAGCCCCCGGAGGCCGGGCCATACTGGCCTTCGGTCCTATCCCTGACGCTGATGCTGCCAAGGCGTATCTTAAAATCAAGGTTGAACGCAAGATCGGTACGGACACGTACGTCGAAGGTCTGCAAGGAGTGGTCGGCCTGGACCTGTTCCAGTTCCATAAGTCCATCTAAAGGAGCAAGAAGATGATCGGTGAACGAGTACGGTATGCAGTGGGGCCGACCGGCGTGGCGGTCTCGATATTTGAAGGGAAGTTGCTGGGCGGCGATGTCACTGCCAACCGGGTTTTCCGTGTCAAGGTGACCAACGACGGCAACGCTGCCATCACGGTCACGCCTATGGTTCAGACGGCGGCTCAGCGAGCGGCCAACCTGGCAGCCCATCTTCCTGAAGGAGATGTTTCCGGGGCGAACGCCAGCGTCGCAGGAGTTACCAGCGATCTGACTGGCGGTGATACGGCATTCACGCCGGTTCTTATTGCCCCTGGCAGCGAAAAAGACCTGGAGTTCATGGTGCTCACTGCGACGGACATTGTGGCTGTCGGAGTTCGTGGCCTGGTAGCAACGACCGAGAAGGAATCGGCCACCCGCGTCTTCCCGACCGACGGGTACGCCAGCCGGGTCATCCAGGCCAGCGGCGAGGTTCGGTTCATGGCTGTCGGGCACCGCGAGCCGTTCGGCGTCAATGCCTGATGAATTTGTCGGACATGGCTCCTCTAGGTCAGCCTGGAGGAGCCGCACGTCCGGCAGTTGGAGAAGTACATGCGGAAATTGCCGCCGACTGATCCCAAGCCGACAGAAGTGCTGATAGATCGCAAGCCGTTCTGCGACACTGTGGTGGTGTACCTGCTCAATGGGGACAGTTTCCGCCTGAGCTTCGACGAACTGCGGACGTTTATTCGCCTGGTTGTAAACGATAATTTGTTTGTAAATCACGCATGTGATCGTGTCAGAAATTTCTTCTGTATACATATTGACTTACTGAACAAGAAAATTAGACACCTGCCGCAGCAAGAGATCAGTCAACTGCTCCGTCCTAGCCAAAATAGTAAAGCTGAGGAAGTTAAAGAGGAAGAATTAAAGGCCGCCGGATTGAACGTGGAGATGGCGTGATGAAGAAGCCCCTGCTGAAAGAAACCGCAGCACCACAGTTCTCGAACATGATCGTCGAGAAGGTCGAAACCCCGGTTGGTACTCGCTTGAAGGTTCGCGGCGTCTACAGTTCGATCAACCGAACGAACGAAAATCATCGACGTTACAGTAAGAGGGTCTGGGAGAAGAACCTCGCCCCAGGGTCACCTTTCCAGCGGTTAATTGAAAACAAGATGGCATTCGGTGAACTGGAACATCCGGAGTCCGGACAGACTCACCTGGCTCGCGTCAGCCATCTGATCACCAAGACCTGGATCGAGAACCTGCCTGCTGACAACCCGTACGGTGTCGAGGCCGGTGAGTGGGTGCTCGGCGAGGCGTTGATCCTGAACACCCCGAACGGCTTGATCCTTCAGGAAATCTATGCCGTCGGCGGCAGGCCGGGAGTTAGTAGCCGAGGTCGTGGAGATGTCGAAACCGCAACGGACGGCGTAGACGAGGTCCAGGAAAACTACGACTGTGAGACGTTTGATTTTGTGACCCGTCCTTCCGTGATCCAGGCCCTGCCGCTGCCAACCGAGTATTTCGAGCAGAACAGGTCAAATCTGAAGGTGGAGTCAGTTCTATCGGAGGCCGCGAACATCGGCACGCTGAAGCTCCTGAGTCTAATAGAACTCGGCGGCCGGTTGAGCACTGTTTACGAGCGGACGCAGGGTGAGGAAAAGAACAAGGTTCGCCAGGCTGTCACAAAAATTGTCGAGCGGATCAGGCAACTTCGGAATGACGCCGGTATATTGCTGCAAGAGAATAAGCAGCCGAAAAAGGCGGTCACGGAAAACGGAAAGGGCAATGTTGTGAAGAATAAGCCGAAGAAGGTGAACGAGAATGTGATCGCCATTGTTGAGGAACTCAGCAGCAGAATCGCCGTCCTTGAAGCAGAAAACAAGAGGCTACTGAATGACAGTTCAAAGGCGACTCTCGCCCTCCAGCAGCGGTACGATAAGCTGGTTCAGGCCAGCGACATTCTGCTCCAACGGGCCAGGCAGTTCAAGGCCGAGAGCCTGAAAACTTCCCAGGAGCGTGACAAGGCGATTGAGCTTGGCGAGAAGATTCGCCAGCAGGCTCTGAAGTTCCAAGAAGAGATCAATGTTCTGCGGAGGAAGAGGTCTTCAACCACGGAGTCTCGTAAGCCGAAAGCTCTGACGGAGAAGCAAAAAAAGATTCTGCGTGATCGAATCAATGAACGTATCAAGGCCGGTAAGCCCGGCCTCAAGGAAGGACAGCCGTCCACGGCTCAACCAGCAGCCCCGAAGCACACTGCCAGCAAGCCGCAGATCATCGACCCTGCGGCCCGCACGGCCGGAAGCAAGGGAATTGCAGTTGAAGAGTCTGCCCAGATGACGTTGATCGGTCTGGTCGGTCGTCGGGTGGATGGGTGACGTTCCGGTAGGCCCTGCCCAGGGGATGTAAACAAGAACAGGAACGGTGGCCGAACAGGCACACCCATCAAAGCAAAGGAGTTGAACTATGGACGTGGAAGCCCAGCGTCACGCACTGAGTGAAGCTCGGCAGCAGGGTCTGGCCCTGGTCGAGCGGTGGACCAAGATGCCTGGTAACCGTATTCGCGGTTACTCAAAGTACAAGCAGGTGAATTTCCTGGAGGGCATCAACCCGAAGGATCATGAGCAGAAGGCCGTCCTGCTGGCCACGCTGTACGAGAACACGTTGAAAGAGCTTCAGAAGCTCGACGAGACGACCAGGATGCTCAACGTCGGTTCGTTTGAGAAGTTCGTGTTCCCAATCATCCGGGCGGTCTATGCCAACCTGGTGGCGACCGAACTGGTGACCACGCAGGCCCTGACTGCCCCGACCGGCCTGGTGTTCTTCATGGACGCCATTGCAGGGACTCAGAAGGGTCTGGTCTCCAAGGGTGAGAAACTGTACGACGCCCTTAACGGCCCGTCGAAAAAGAGAAACTACACGTCGGAAGAGGTGGACGGCGAGATTATCGGCAACTGTTCGGAGGCTGCCGAAGTCACGCTTCAAATTTCGCACGTTCCTGTTCGACCCGGTTCAGTCAAACTGACCTATCTGCTGGCCGACGGGGTCACTGGCAAGGTCGTGGTTGATAACGGCAACGGAAACCTGGTCGGTGATGTTGGTGCTGCCAGCAAAATCGACTACGCCACCGGTATGATCAAGTTCACACCCTCGGCGGACTCGAATACCAACGCGGTGACGGCGACCTACGAGTTCAACCTCGAAGCCAACGCCGACATTCCGGAAATCGACTTGGTTCTGTCCAGTGCCCCGGTGACCGCCCGCTCGCACAAGCTGCGTGCTCGTTGGTCCATCGAGTCGCAGCAGGACTTCCAGGCCTACCACGGGATCAACGCCGACGTGGAACTGGTTGCCTTCATGGCGAACGAGATCGCCAAGGAAATCAACTACAAGATCGTCAGCCACCTGCGAGCCATCGCCAGTGCGGGCACCGTGATCTGGGACAAGGTCCCGGCCGATAGCACCGTTCCGTACATCTGGCACCGCGAGACGCTGTACGACGCCTTCATCATGAACTCTAACCAGATTTTCGCCAAGACGCAGCGGCGGAACGGCACCTGGATTGTGATCGGCACCGACGTGGCGAACGTCGTGGAGACCCTGCCGAAGTTCAAACCGCAGGGCGGAAGCTCGAACGGCTCGGCCGGTATCCGCAAGATCGGCACCCTCGGCGAGTTCACGATTTACAAGGACCCGTCGATGCCCACGAACCAGTGGCTCATGGGCTTCAAGGGCAGCAACTTCCTGGACACGGGCTACATCTATGCCCCGTACCAGGGCCTGTACACCACGCAGTTGATCGTGCTGGACGACATGATCGCCCGCAAGGCGATGATGCAGCGTGTCGGCCTGAAGGTCGTCAACCCGAACTTCTACGCCACCGGCACGATGACGACCAACACCAGCGTCCCGCACAACTAAAGCGGAGCCAGTGAGGTCAGAGGATAGTCCTGGGGCCGCACCGCAGCAACCTGCGGCTGCGGCCCCAGATTTTTTAAGGAGAGTCTCATGCGTCTGGTAAACCGTCAGCCTTACCCAATCGGCTTGGCAAGCCAAAACGGAGTTTGTGTTCAATTTGAAGTCGGAGCTTGGACAGATGACCCGTTCTACGAGAAGTACGTCGGGCCAGGTGGCTTGTCCAAAGAAGGAGATGAAGTCTCTCAAGCCCCTCACCCAGATAAGGCCAGTGCTGGTATGACAGCCAAACAGGCTCCGCAAGTGCAAATGCTGGAAAACCTCGGATTGAGAGAGGATGGTGAGAACAGGTTCTGTTCCTTGAAAGATGGTCTGCTGACCTGCAAGCTGTGCCAGACGTTCCGGACAGGCAGTCAGTCTACGATGGACATCCACTTGTCCAGGGTACATAAGATCAACCTCCAAGAGGAACTTCCGCTGAAGAACGCGATCCAGCGTTCCCGAGAGGTAGAGGAAGCCAAGAGATCAGGCAAGAAGGAGGACAAGGTCGAGGATAAACCTGATGATGGGTTCTTCCATTGCCCGCACTGCGATAAGCCATTCAAAACTGAGTCTGGTATGAAGAAACATATGAAGAAGGCCCACGGTCGGGAGGACTAGATGAAGACGCTGGCTGATGTGCAGGGATACATCAAGCGTAAGCTCGGCTGGCCGACAGTGTCTGTCGAACTGACAGAGGAGCAACTGGTCGATGCCGTCGAGGACGCTTTACGAATGTTCAACCGGTACCTGATGGTTCTCCGGCCGAATATCGCCCGCCAGGTCTACACAGCTGACAGGCAGGGCCTGGCTCAGTCTCCTAAGATGACTGTCATGTCTATAACCGAACACGGTACGACAGCCAGGACCATTTCGTTTAACAACGGGGCTGATGTGACGGCTGATAATGAACGGCTGTGGAACATGTCAGATGGGCCGCTTCGCCGGACCGACGCCTTACAGGTCGGGGACATCGTGGTCAGTCTTCAGTCCACGCCATACCAGGACCAGACGTACAACCAGGGAGTCATTCCCCTGGGCGATGAGGTTCTCGGGGTGCATTACTGTTGCTTCCTCATGCCGAATCAGTTGCTGAATTACACGCAGATCAACGTCTTCGAGATTATGAGCCGGATGGTATACCCTGAGATGCCGATGGGCGAGTGGTACATGATCCGCATGTTCTACGAGATGTTCCAGAAGGTCCGGGGCACCGAGCCGGAGTGGCATTACGACCGGGATGACAATACGCTGTACCTGGACTGCCACGGCGGGCCGTTTGACGTGTTCTACCTGACCAGCACGGCAGTGACCATCGAGTCGATCTTGCAGGGCGGAAAGCGGCGGTACACAGACGACTTCTTGACCGTCGCCCTATCCAAGGCCAAGCAGACTCTGGCCGAGGTCAGGGGTAAGTTCGGTGGCGTCCCGGTTCCCGGTGGATCGTTGACCACCAACGCAGAGCGTCTGATTGCCAAGGCTCAGGAAGACATCGACAAGATCGAAACCAGGCTCCGCCGGGCAGCCCAAGCCCGCGTCATGCCAGTTATAGGGTGAACCATGATCGACCTGCTCGACCAGTATCGCACACAGGGCCGCCAGGCCGTCCAGAGGACGCTCCTGGAAGAGCCGGAGGCCAAGGACGATCCGGAAGGCCAGGAAGACGGCCAGGATGCGGAGAAGCCCGCCCAGAAGGCGAAGAATGGTCGGGATAAATCGGAACCGAAGAATGATCGTCCGAAACGTCTGAAAGACCTGCCCAAGCGAGAAAAGAAACAGAAGCCGCTGCCGAAGCCGAAGGGAATCAGCAGCCATGTCTGGAACCTGGTGTCAACCGATACCAAGCCGGTGCTAATGGCTCTGGCTGCTGCGGCTCGTGAGCACTCGACGGTAAGAATCAGGTATGTGCCAAAAGTCACCAAGTGGCCGAAGCATGTTGCCGTCTACCGAACAGTCGAGCCGTACTCGATCAGAGTCCGCCGTATTCACGTCAACGGATACGACAACCCGCCGAAGCCGACAGTCGTGTTCTTCGGGTACGACAAGTTCGACGAGGATGGCGAGACGATCAAGATGTTTGTCCTCGACCGAATCATCACCGTGACGTACAAGGGCCGGAAGTTCAGCCCTCGCTGGGCGGTCGAGTTTGAGTCCAAAGACCCCAACCTGGAGCGGTTCATCGACGAAACGATTAACCAGGGCCTCCACCTGGTGGAATTGACGACCAGTGGCATGGTTGGGGCCTATGACGTGCCACTTGGCAGCAAGCCAATCAGTCAGCGACGGAAACGACGGAAGAAGAGGAAACCCTGATGGATGCGATTTTTCCTGTAACCGGAGACATCGGGGCGATCAACATGATGGTCGCCGACTACTGCCGTCTGTACTTCCCGCCGGTGCCTTACCGGCGAATGCTCTCGGCTCAGACTTACGACGACCTGCACGCCGAGGCCCAGGACGCGGCTAAGACCTTCTCCCCGGACATTCCAGTACACGGGTTTGTCGTTCCGGCCGACGAGGCTCACCCGTTCAAAGCCTGGGGCTTTGTCGAGCGAGTGCGTGACACCACGCTGTTCGTTTGCGTGCCTCACCTGATTGACAGTGGTCTGGCATTCCGCGAACCTAACGGAGATATAGAAATCATTTGCGGTCCTGGCGACCGATTCGTCTGGTCACGGTCTGTCGTCTACGAGGTCCTGGAGTGGCGGCGAGGCCCCGGCTGGGCCAATACCGACATCCCAATCTTTTACCAGGCGACTGCTGAACTGTGGCGTCCTGACAGTGTGTCAGCACAACTCTATTAGCCGGTTCAGGCACCAGGTTATTTTCGCCGGTATATTCCTGTGGTACGGCAGCAGGTTCGGTACAGGTTCATCAGGTACAGTAGGCGGACGCAACATGGGCGTCCAGTTCAAGGTCGAAATCAGGGGTCAGACTCCGCAGCAATGGATCGACCGGCAGTTACGTATAATCCTGGCATTCACAAGTGGCAGTCCGGTACTAGTCCGGAAGATTCTCCAGATTCTTATCAGCCACTTCGACCGCAGATTTTCCTCCTACCAACCTACCGAACAGGCATTAGCTCGTGCCGAATGGGACTTCCTTAAAGACCTTCCGAGACTGCGTTTGACTTACATCCGCAGCCTGATCGTCGAGGAAGTCGGGCCTGGGCAGTGGGGCCTGGCCGTGAACGAGCAGGTGCTAAAGGAAGCTGGATACCCGGCCGACCTGCCGGACTTGCTGGAGTATGGGAACCCGCTCGGTCTGCCGTCGTGTCCGCACTGGCGGCCGTTGCAGAGTGAGATAGATAACGGCCTGATTGATCGAATGGTGGAACATGGTTGAACCGTTGGTTATCAAAGCCATTGCCCGTTGGTTCTCCTCGCTGGAGAAGAACGCCCGGTACTCTCGGTACCCCCCGATTGTCAGCCTGGCCAAGTTCGTTTCCCGGAATCCTAGGTGGTGTCAGCCGACCGATTTGGAACAGTGTAGACAACGATTGACCGAACTTCAGTGCTGGCTCCAGTCACAGCTTCGCGGCGACTATCATGGAGAGGACGTTCTGCTGAAGGCTCAGAAGAAGACCAGGGAGTTGATGGCCCTGGTTCACGGGGTGCATAGTAGAGCAGGGTTGAACCTGGCACAGGTGGTCTGATATGACGATGCCGAAACTCAACATCCAGTTGTACGAGAACTACGACAGGGTGATTGTCGATCTTGTGCATCAAAACCTGATCTGGTCGCCTGACGATGTTCGGCCGCCGAGGCCGGTCGTCTGCGTCTTCGCCAGCCCGGAAAGGGCCTACGCCCAGGTCTGGAAGCGGATGAACCTGACGGAAGATGATGTGCTGAAAAGGCAGAAGGTGACGCCCCTTCCGTTTATCGCGATCAACCGGATTTCGGAGGAGGACGATCCGAGTCGGGCAAATGTGGCTCGGATGATCAGATTGTCGTGGGATGTGGATCGCACAGTGTACTTCGGCATGGACTGGCCGATACCGAAACTGGTGTTGTACGAGATGACGATCTACACCAGGAACCAGCGAGATCAGGACTGGCTGGTGCAGCAGATGTCCACGACCTTCCCACCCGGCGGGTACAAGCCGCTGCTGATCGACCACCCGATGCCTATGGGTCAGAAGAGATGTTCTGTGAGGATCAGCGAGGATAGGCGACAACCGACGATCACAGCACCTGACAAGCAGCGAACATTACTGAGAACACTGACGATGGAAGTCACCGGATGGCTCGTCAGGCCGAAAAAAGAATATCCGGTGGTCGAACGTGTGATCACCACGGTGGAGCAAACACCGGACGATGAATTGAGTCGAGGCGGCGAGGTCCTGGACCAGTTTACTACGGCCGTCGAGGAAGTATAACATTTAGCTCGAAAGGAGCACATCATGTCGATCTACGGCTCTGCTGGTTCGTACGTTCGCGAAGAGGATCGTACATTGTTCGCCGTCCCCCAGGCAACTGCCTCTCTCGGAGCCACCATCGTCTCCAGTCGTGGGCCGATTGATGGCCCTCGTCTGGTGACAAACAAATCCCAACTTATCTCCATGTACGGTCCGCTGACCACGCATGAGAGTATGCGGGAGGTCGGCCGGTACCTCGATGTTGGCAACAAACTTTGGGCCAACCGGGTGATCAACACGGCTGGAGGCACCGAGGCCGACCCGGCGTACATCCTGTCCAATGCCGCTAATGCGATCAAGCTGGAATTGCAGGACGACTGGAAGTACGGTCACTCCTCGAAGTTCACTATCGACGTAGCGGCCGGTTCAGGGGCCGGGACCTACAAGGTCACGGTGAAGTATAACGGGGTTGCCGTCGAAGTGTTTGACAATATCGAGGTCGGCCCTGATGCCGATCCGGCACAGACGGCGGATGTTCTGATTGCCCTGGCGACAAACATCTACGTTGTTGCCACCGTGGTCGATCCGTCAGCCGAGTCTCTGGACGTGACCGGCGGAAGCCCGCTGATCTTCGACAACGGTGCTGACGGCACGGCGACGACCAAGGTCGGGGAAGTCGTCATCCTCCACCAGGAGGCAGGAGATGCCACACTGACGTTCGATGTCACCGACGAGGTCGGCTACGGGTCCTGGGCGAACAACCTGTCGATCAAGGTCGAGACCGGCAGCGTCTCAGGTACGTACAAGATCAGCGTACTTTACGGAACGACCCCGGTCGAGGTGTTTGATCTGCTGGTTCTCGGCTCGACCAAGACAACCGACCAGAACTACCCGACGACCCGGATCAACGGGATCAGCGAGTACGTGACTGTCGCCGTCAATGACGCGGAGAAGACCACTCTGCTGACAGGAACCACGGCTTTCGCCGGAGGTGCGAACGGCACGGTGACCAACGGCGATATCATCGGTTCGGCCGGGACACCTCCGGCCACAGCGGCGACCGGTCTCCAGTCGTTCGCCAATGCCGAAGCGATCCAGATCGACATGCTGGCCGCCCCTGGTTTCCGAACCTCGGATGTCAGCCTGGCGATTCAGGCCATCGTAGATGCCCGCCAGGACTGCCTGGGCATCGCCGAACATCCTGAGAACCTGTCCGTCCAGAACGCCGTGGCCTGGCATAATGGTGTCTACCAGGGCAACCAGGGGGCCAATCTGACCAGCGGGTACATGGTCATCGCCTACGGCTACCTGTACATCCCGGACGAGTCCGGAACACCGGTCAAGGTCGGCAACGCCGGGCACGTTGCGTCAGCCATCGCCAAGACCGACTTCATGCGTGCCCCGTGGTTCAGCCCGGCCGGTTTTGAGCGTGGGCTGTTCCCCGACGTAATAAAGATGGATCACAGCCCGACCCTGGGCGAACGGGATTACATGTACAGCAACGGCAACGTGCTGAACCCCATAGTGACCTTCCAGGGCGAGGGTACCACCCTCTGGGGCGGCAAGACCTGCCTACGGGCCGCCAAGGCATCTGCCGACATTAACGTCCGCCGCCTTCTGCTGTTCATGAAGAAGACCATGCAGCAGAGTACGAAGTACCTGGCCCATCAGCCTAACGATAGGCAGACCTGGCGTGATTACATCAACCTGGTTCAGCCGATATGCGATGACATCAAGACCCGTCGCGGCCTGTACGACTTCCGGGTCATCTGCGACGAGACAACTAACACCACGGCCGCCATGCAGCGGAAGGAGATGCACGGCGTGCTCGTTTTACAGCCGACACTGACGGCGGAGAAGATCGTCACGACGTTCCAGCTTGTCAGCGGAACCATCACGTTCCAGGAACTGTAATCTGTCGAAAAGGCGATAACATAAACACGATAATAAAGGAGTTAAAGGTATGGAGATCGTCAACAGCCACATCGCCGGTTCGACCGGTTCCTTCGAGCCGCAGCGTAAGAACAATTTTATGCTCCGCCTGGCCAGCCCTCGCGGGGTCAACCTGGCGTTGATCGAACTGAGCATGAAGTCTTTCCCATTCCCCGGAATGACGCTGGAGAAGGGTGAGACGGCATACTGGAATGAAGTCCGCACCTGGGCACAGGGTCCTGCCAAGTGTGAAAACGTAGAACTGAAGCTCAACGACTATGTCGATCAGCAGACGGCTGACGCCATGTGCGACTGGCACCGTCTGGTATTCGACCCGGAGACCGGCAAGATGGGCCTGGTCAAGGACTACAAGGTTCAGGGCGACCTGATCCTGTTTGCCCCGGACGGCAGCCAGGAACGCATCTGGGTGGTCTCCGGCGTCTGGATCAAGGACCAGCCGAAGCTGGGCGAGTTGAGCATGGAAGACGGCAAGCAGGTGGAGATAGGTTGCACCCTGGTCATCGACCGGGTGTGGAAGAAGCGTTAAGCCAGACTGGCACCGGCTGGATAAATAGTCATCTAAGGGAGAGGAGTCACTGATGGAAGACGTAGTTCAACTGCCGAGCCGTGGTAAGTTTTACCAGGGCAAGCTGCCCAAGGGCGAGGTTAAGATTCGCAACC